TTAGTTCAGTAATATCAGCACTTCTAAAGGTTGATATTTTTTTATTTTTACCCTTTTTATTAACATTCTGAACACCAAAAACAAATCATATCTGTCTGTTTCATCCATATTTTCTAACACTTCTTTTAAAATTTTTATATTGTCCAATTTTTCTTCGCTTATAGTTTTATCTTTTATTATTCTATCAATATCGTTCAAGGAATCTTCAAAAACTCGTTTTCTATTTTTCAATTCCTCAAGTTTATCATTTAATTCAAATTCATTTATCAATTCTTTAGTAAACAATTCTAAATACTTAGTTCTTTCTCTATCTATTTTTTTAATTTGCTTATCTGTATTTTCTCTATCTTTTATGTATTTTTCCAAGTCAGGCTTTTCATTTAAAAATTCCAATTCTTTTAAATTTAATAGTTTATGTATTATAAACTTTTCAGCCTTGTTCATAGATATTGCCTTTTTACATTTATCACACCTGTAATTAACGCCATTTTTAAACATTTTACCACCACAGGTACATTCTAGTATGCCTGTAAATAAAAATTTACCTTCTTTACGTATTACACGTTGCTTAAATAACATTTGACGTTGTACTTCTCTAAAAACATCTTCACTTATCAATGCTTCGTGATTTCCTTTAAATATTGTTATTTCTTTATTTATCTTAATTTCTCCAGTATTAATATTATTTTCTTTTCTGCCATACATCAAATTGCCAATGTAGAATTCATTTTGCAAAATCCATTTAATAGATGAAATATTTCTGTTAAATATATTTGCTGTTTCAGAAATGCTTTTAGTATTTAAATATGTATTGAAAATACTTATTACATCTTCAGAAGTTTCAGGATCTATAACAATATTATTATGTTCGTCTTTTTTATAGCCAATTGGGATATTTCCGCCTTGCCATATCCCAGCTTTGGCTCTAGCCCATTTATTTGACTTTACCCTCATTGATATTTGTTTTCTTTCATAATCTGCTAACACAGCAAATATTTGAAAGAATAACATACCAGTGGGGGTTGTTGTATTTATTTCAGACTGTGAGATAGATACAAATTTTATATTGCTTTTTTGCAACTCTAAAACAAAATTCAACATTGTCAAAGTTATACGAGAGATACGAGAACTCTCGTAAACTACAAGCACATCAAATGATTTCTTTTTAATTTCCTGTTGTAATTTAAGAAAGCCCTCACGATTATCGTTGCCTCCGCTTTCTACATCCTGTATAACTTCCTTGAGCTTGTAACCGTTCATTTTACAAAAATCTTCGCATTTTCTTATTTGAAACTCAAGTGAACGCCCCTCTTCTTGCATTTCCGTACTAACTCTTGCATATATAATTGCTTTCATCTATGCTCTCCTTTTGTCCTGTTCTGCTTTGATTTTGTATAATAATTTTAATATTTCTTCTTTATTTTTCATTGTTATCCCTCCGTTTCCGTCATATCAAAATAATTTGTTATAACATAGTCTTTGCTTATTAAATATTCAACAACTTTTTCTAAATTACTGCTGCTAAAACTATCTATCATTTCATCTCTATAAGTGACATACATTTTTGCTACATATCTTATTTCATTTTCAATTTTGAGTTTGTAAATTTCGGCGTATTTTATCATTTTTGTTCCTCCAGCAATTCAGGGTGTTCGTAAATATTTCCAATTACCCACCAACCATCATACAAAAAATCATCTATTCCGTCGTTTTCATACGGAATATTGTTTTTTAAAACGATATTTTTGGTAAACTCTTTAAGTTCAGAGAATGTAACATCATGTTCCAAAGTGTATCCATTTATTATTTTAAAACCATTCAAAAACTCCGTGCATTCCCTTTCATCGCCACCAAAACCTATTTCTTGTAAAAATACGCCATTTTCATTTACAGATAAAAGAATATCCCCCTCATAAATTTCTTTTCCGTTTTTATCTTTTACCCCTGTATACTGCATAATTTCTACAAAAAATTTACCTAGAGTACATTTTGATTTATCTTTATATAAAACATATACTAATCCATCTTCTCTTGTTTCAATTGATAAAATTTCTACCATTTCTTTTTCTTTTTTAACCCAACCTCTAAATTTTATTTCTCTCATTTTAATCCTCCGCTCTTATTTTTTTTACAACCAATTTACTTTCCAGTATTTTTGCGTTATCTGGAACTTCTTTGAACTCAAAGTGCGTATAAAGGCTGTCTTTCCATATCTGTTTAACTTCCTCAAAATGTTTCTTGGCTTCTTCTTTATTGTCGAAAACTTTAATGTTTTCGGCTATATAATCGAAATATCTCGTTACTATATATTTCATTTTTAATCCTCCTGTTTTGTTTTAAAGTACCTCAATTAACCCTTGCTTTTTTATTTTATTTTTAAATTATAATTTTCTTCTTTTTCAAAATCTCCAAATACTTCTTGAAAAGGCTTTTTATCAATGCTCACTTCACTTATTTGTAATTTTTCTTTCAAGCTATCAGGAAGTTGTGAGTATTCCTCGAAACTAAGCTGGAATGGCTTAAATTTATATACTTGATATTCGCTAGGCACTTCTTCCGGATTTGGTTTTATCTCACGGTTACTTTTTCTTAAAAAAATTATTCTTCCGCTTTCTGTTTGTACTCCATTCGACTGCCCTGATTCAATCCCACAGCTTCGCATTACTTCGACTACATTTTTGGAAAATCTTTCAAATCCTTTTGTATAGAACTGTTTTAGATTTTTCAGTCTTTCAATTTCCTTGTCAATTGCTCCAACAATCTTATTTTCTCCTGTTCCTTGTCCTAGATAATTTATAAATTTGTTATAAATTTGAACAATTGCCTCTCCTTCGTCCTCAATTTCCGTTACCAACATTTCCCTTGTATCTTTTAATGTTTGTTCGTCAATTTCATCTTCTAAAAATGCTCTTTCAATATTTTTTCCTGCTGCACTTAACGGATATAAATTTAATTCTCTACTCATTTTATTTTCTCCTATTTCTATTTTTTATAATTTATAATTTTTTTATTTCTTTCTGTAATCGCTATCAAAAAGGAAATCCTTCGTCCTCATCAGAATCATAACGATTTCTGTTATTATTTTGACTGTTATCACTGTTTTTGCTGTCAATAAATTCAAAAGTGTTTGCTAAAACTCTTGTAAATTTCCTTTTTTCTCCGTTCTGTTCATAATTGCTTACGTTCAAACGTCCTTGTATTAAAATTCTGTTGCCTTTTCTAAAATATTCAGCTATATTCTCGGCTGTCTTTTCCCAAGCTATGCAGTCGATAAATTCGGCTTCATCTTTTGTTTTCTGTACAGCCAATGTGAAATTGGCATATGCTTTCCCTCCTGTTGTGTATTTTAATTCGGGATCTCGTGTTAGTCTTCCCATTAATATTGCTATATTCATAATCTATGCTCCTTTCTTTTGCTTATTGTTTTTTATATAGTTACATAATTTTTCTAAATCTTTAATTGGAACTTTGCTTAAATTGTCTGTCGAATTAGCGAGTAAATATTTGTCTATTTCTTTTTCATTTCCTTTTAAATGTTCATTTATATATTTAACTGCTTTTTGGATTTTCTCCTCTTCTGTCAAATATTCTTTAGGTTTATTTTGTTGCTTATCTTTGTCAATTGTTGCGTTAATCATATCGTCTTCCACTATTTCTAAAGCGTTTAGATAACAGTAACGTTTTAAATAAGTGTGTGTACTTCCTATCATTTGTAATCCATTCTGTCCTTTTAAAACTATTTCAGCCTTTGGAGTTACAAAAGTGATTGTTTCGTCCGTTTTCTCTGTATTAATTACAGTTAATATACCTTCGTTTTCTAGCAAATCAAATTTTGAAAAAAGTTTTAAGTTTTCAAATATTTCATTCACTTTTGGCAAGAAGTCTTTTAGTTCAAAATATTTAAAGTCGGCAAATTTATTATGTCCTCCCGTTTTTAATCCTAAACTTTGTAATTCAACTCTAGCCTTTTGTAATTTTTCGTAAATGTTCATTATTCTTTTCCTCCCATTTATCATTATCATCTTTTAATTCCTTATTTTGTTGCTTTACATACTCATCTACAAACATAGTTTTTCTCCTTTAAAAAAAATCTCCCCTTTTACAAGACCCTTAAAATCTCTAATTCTACTTGGCACATACCATAATAGTAATGCCATTAAAAATGGAAATACCACATTGCCGCCAAATATCAAATGTCCTTTGATTCTGATTGTTTCAATTTGCATTAGAGTGGTTGCTACAATTAGAATTATCCATTTTATCATATCCTTTGTTGTCATCAATGCTATTTCCCTCCAATTCCTTGATTTCCTGTTTATCCATTTCTTTTTCCAGCTACTCCCTTATTGTCATATTTTGCCTCCTAAATATATTTTCTAATTTCTTCAATGATATTATCGTAATATCTAAAACTTTCCACTTGTTTATTGCTGTGTCTCGATTTATCGTATGCCCAGTATCCGAATTCTTGAGTTTTTAAATTATGTTCGTTTGTTAAGCGTCCTATCCTGTTGCCTGATATTTTTATGCCGTGTTTGTTCATTATTAATTGTGATAATTCGCTTGCACTATATGATTTCTTTTCAGCGGTTGGAAGTTCAAGAATTGGCTTATCATATAGAGCATTCGCACTATAAATCGCTAAAGTTTCTTTATATCTTTCGTTTGAAATTGTCTGTGAAAGCTCTTTTAAAATTTTGCTTTTCTCAAGCTTTATCCTGTCTTTTTCCAAATCAATTAAATTATTATCAACATAGTTTTGCGAAATTTCTTTTTTGGTAACTTTCTCAATTAATCTGTATCTCACATCTGCACTATATCTTGCTCCTAGTTGTAAAATTCCTTGCACATTTGCAATATACATTGGCTGTTGTTTGTTTTGTTCGTTAATGTAATAGGACTCTTCAAAAATGAGTTGTCCTCTTTCAGTTCCCAATTTATCTATTTCATCTCTAATATCTCTTAAGATATTGTAATGCTCTTTTCCTGTTATCTCTGCAATCTCTAGAGATGTCATTGTTCCTTTTGTCTGCAAAACTTTTAAATCATTCATTAGCTTTAAATCCCTCCTAAAATAAATTTTTGTATTAACTTAATTGTGCTATCTATTTAAAAGTTAAAAAAATAATAAATAAAGAAAGGAGCTGGCAATGAAAATACCAGTTTTCTGCATACTTCAAGCAGTGTACTATGTGTACGGTATGCAGAGGTTAATAGATAGCACGATTAAATTAACAATTTTTACTGTTTTTTATTGAAAAATGCACTCTTTAATGTTACACTTGTTTTAATTCTCTGTTAGAGAAAATTTATTGATGAAAGGGGGGTAATTATGCGATTAAACCCTGATTTAATACGTGATATTCTTTTAAAAGCTGAATTAGAATCTTATAGTATTTTAGGCAGTGGCGATAGCTGGTTTGATGATGATGAAAAGAATTACCAAAAACCTAAAGAATTATCAAATTATTCAGATAAAGAAATCGAATATCACGTAAAACATTTAAAAGAAATTGATTTATTGATTACTAAAGCAGACTATGGTAAACTTATTGATATTCTTGATTTAACTGTTAAAGGGCACAATTTCGTTTCCAATATAAAAAATGATGAAAATTGGAATAAAATTAAAGAAATATCTGATAACATAGGTTCTTCTTCAGTAGAAACTTTAATAAAAATATCTGATAAATTAATTTCAGAACTTATTGATAATCAGTTTATTCAACATCAATAATTTCTATCTCAGAGTTTAGAAAAGTTATTTCAATTAATTCAGTTCTTTCTTTTGATTCAGCACCATAGGAGTAATTAACTTTCACGTTTTTTACTCCTTTTAAAATTTCTCCATTTAGTTTTGGAACTAAAACTCCGTCTTTTTTTCTTTCTATTGTTATTTTATTTTTCATAAAAATATCTCCTTACTTTTTAAACAATCTTTTAATCCTATTTTTCAGCTTTTTAGCTTCCTTTTCCTTTAAAACCTTTTTGTTGTTTTCATTTACAATTGCTAATGCTTCAAATTTCATCTTTCTACCTCCATTTTATAATTATTTTTTTTAGCTATATCCATTAAATCGGTATATGATATATAAATATTTTTTATTCCCAAAGTTTTTATAAGATACATTTTTATTGGATAAAAATGTTTCTTTTGCATTATGAACTTATTGTTTTTGTATAAAGTGTATTTCATTATTCCTCCTATGCTATTTTTTTAGTTGTTACAGTTACATCTACAATTTCATCTTCCCACTCTGCTTCTTGCTGTCCGTTGTCGTATGTTATTACTCCAACTTGATAACTTTTTTCAACCTGTTCTTCATATTCAAAGTTCTCAAAATATTCACGAATTTTCATTACTTCTTTAGTTGTGTAACCGTCCAATATCCAGCTCATGAGCCAGTTGTTCAGCCATTCTTGAGTGTATTCGATTTCATCGTTATCATTTAATCTTTAGTTCTTCATCATCAAGCAAATCGAATATTATGCCTCTTACTTCTTTTTCTAAAGCTGTCATTTTATCATCTCCTTTTACAAAGTTTTGTTTACCAAATAGTAAACAAATAAATTAAAAAAATATTTATACGTTTCTTATTTACAAAATAAGTTTACCATAAAGTAAACAAAAAGTCAAACATTTTTTTACTAAATGTGGTATAATTATTTAATAAAGGAGATGGTTAACTATGAATTTTAATACATTAGGAGAATTTTTGAAATATTTTTCGGAGAGCAGAAATTATACTTATGAGTACATCGGAATGAAAACAGGAAAATCCAAGGGAGCAATAAGCCAATATATAAATGGAAGTAAAAATCCGTCGAAAAATTTTATAGAAAAATTTATTGAAGAGTTTAAATTAACAAAAGAAGAAAAAGAAAATTTTTTATTAGTTGCTGAACTTGGAAGAACAGACTTTTTAAAAGAAGAGATAAAAAAATATATAAATAATAAAAAACCTTCAAACAATGTATCAGACGAAATATTTACAAGTTTTATTCAAATACCGATATACGGAATGGCGAGCGCAGGAAACGGATTAATTGAAATGGATGAAAACATTGAAGAAATAGAATATATAAGTATTCCTAATATAAACAAGAATGTGAAAAAAAGAGATTTCGCTTGCCGAGTTAGAGGAGATAGTATGGAGCCTCATTATCATGACGGAGATATAATAGTTGTAGATGTTCAAGACGGTATAGATATAAGAGTTTTAAATGGACAAGAAGCCTTAATATATCAAGAAAACTTTAAATATTTGAAGAGAGTATTTTTTGAAGAAGGGACAGGAAATTTAGTATTAAAATCTTATAACCCGGCTTATGCAGATTATATAATTCCAAATCATGAACTTGACAAGGTTGAATGCAAAGGGGTTATAAGTATGGTTATAAGTATGAGAAATAGAAAATTTATGTTTTAAAAAATAGATGAATTATAAAAGAAAGGGGCGAAAATGGCAAGACGTGGAAAAAGTTTTACAACTATTTTAAAACAAGCTGCACGTGAAGCAGAAAGAAGTAGGAAACGAGCAGAAAGAGAGAAAATTCAACGTTTCAATGCGATGAAAAGAGAGGAAGCTAAAGCCGAAAAAGAATATCAAAAACAATTGCAGAAAGAATATGTAGAAGGTAATCAAAATTATGCTAAATCAATGAAAGAAAATGCTGAAAATCAAAGAAATATATTTTTGAAAATAACTGATTATATACATATAAAAGATAAAATTAGTTTGTTAAGTCAGATTAGAGAAGACACTTTTGATGAAGAATGTCCAACAAAATCAGACAAAATTGTGTTTTCTAAACCAGAATATAAAGAAACTTTTATATCAAAAATAATTCCTTCAGTTAAAAGAAAGAAAGAAATGCAATATGAAAAAGAATTGAAAGAATGGAAAGTGAAATGTGAAAGTGCTAAAGTTGCAAACGAAGAAAATTTGAAAGCCTTTAACGAAGAATTGGAAATTTGGAAAAAGAAAAAAATTAGTTTTTACGATGAACGTGAAAAATACAACAAAAGTATTGAAGAGCTAAATGATAGATATAATAAAAACGAACAAGAGGCGGTTGAAGAATATTTTGAATTAGTATTAGATGCAATAGAATTTCCATACGAAGGTTTGGAAGGAGATTATGATTTAGAGTACAACGAATTAAGTAAAATATTAGTTCTAGATTATGTTTTGCCTAATATAGATGTGATACCTGATTTAAAAAATATGACTTACGTGAAATCACGAGATGAATTTAATGAGACGTATATAACTGAGAAACAAAAAGAAAAAGTGTATAACGAATTATTGTATGGGTTAGTTTTAAAAATTGTAGAAGTATTATATTCAAAAGTTGAAAATGATAGCGTGAAATCAATAGTATTTAATGGTTGGATAGAAAATATAAATAAAGCAACTGGAAATGAACAAAGTTTTTGTTTATTAAGTCTACAAACTAAAAAAGAGGATTTTGATGTTATAAATTTAGAACAAGTTGACTATAAAAGTTGTTTTAGAAAATTAAAAGGTGTTTCGAAACCTAACTTAAATGACTTAGTTCCTGTTGCTCCAATATTGAATATAAATACAGAAGATAAAAGATTTATTGATAATGTTGAAATAGGTGATAAAATAGAGGGTATAAACATAGCAAATATTGATTGGAAAGATTTTGAACACTTAATAAGAGAATTGTTTCAAAAAGAATTTGAAAATACTGGAGTAGAAGTAAAAACCACACAAGCAAGCAGAGATGGTGGAGTTGATGCAATAATGTTTGACCCTGATCCAATTAAAGGTGGGAAATACATAATACAAGCAAAAAGATATAACAATTTAGTAGGAATATCAGCAGTTCGAGATTTATATGGAGCAGTTCATAATGAAGGGGCTACAAAAGGAATTTTAGTTACTACATCAGATTTTGGAGCGGATTCTTATGAATTTGTAAAAGATAAACCTTTGACCTTGATAAATGGAAGTAATTTATTAAGTTTATTACAAAAACATAATTACAAAAATGTAAGAATTGATTTGAAAGAAGGAAAATAAAGTATTTATTAAATTTTTTAATATAAAGAAGGGTCTAATCTTGATTCGTTAAATTATTGAAAGGAGGATAAATAGGGAGCCGAAAAGTTATATTTATCTTATTGGCTACATTTTTACTATCGACTGTAAGTTTTGCACATAAAGGCAGAACGAATAGCAAAGGTTGTTATACAAATCGTAAGACAGGCGAATATCATTGCCATAAGAAGAAATAACAAATTTTTTTTAAGAGCTTTTAAAAAAGGCTCTTTTTTGTTAAAAATTTTTTGACTTTTTGTTTACTTTGTGGTAAACTTAAAAACGAGGTGAGAAAATTTGGAAATTTACGAAAGATTTGTATCTAAAATAAGAGAAAAAAACATGAGTCCAGCTAAATTTTCACGAGAAATTGGCATGTCAAAGCAGTTGTTTTTTTATCACTTAAAAAATTTAAAAAAGAAAAAAATTACTTTTAATACTGAACAATTTAAAAAAATATGTGAAAAATTGAGTGTGGACGCTAATTTTTTTTACAAATAAAGTTTACTTTAAAGTAAACGAAATAAAATCCAAAAGAAAAGAAAGGAGGTGTGAGATAAAAAAATTTTTTAAATTAGGATTGCTATTTTCAATAGGAATATTCATTTATTTAAAAGAGCTAATAGCGGCATTGCTGATTCTAAAGCTGACAAATTTTGAGACAGCTTTAGTATTTAGCATATCACTATTAGCAAGCACAATTAATTTAAAACACAACAAAAACTTATTTTCTTTTGTTGATAAAATTATCGTCTAAAAAATCAATTATAGCTTTAGAGAATTTATCAAGATAACTTTTTATATTTTCGTCGTCTGTATACTTGGCTATAAATGCTTCGGTAAGACTTTTTATTAAATTTGCATAAGGAATTGGAGCAACATCTAAAATAGTCAAAACAACGCACATAAAAAATATAACAAAAGTTTTATAGGAAACAAAAGTTTCTTTTCCAGCTTCATTTGGATTCGAAGATATTTCGTCGTATTCTTCTTCAAATCTGGCAATTTGATTTTCTGAAAAAGTTTCTTTTATTTCTTTTTCATAAGTTTTAAAAAAACTCCGGAATTGTTCCAACGCTTGTATTTGTTGTTGAGGATTTCTTTGAATATTATCTGCAAAATTTTGATATTGTTTTACAGTATCATAAAAGTTAGGAGTTTGTTGAAGAAATGATGAGATTTCTTTAAGTTGTTTTGCATAAACAGATAAATTTTTTAATTGCTCTAACATATTTTTATCCGGATACATAATTTTACACCTCCTTTCTTGTGTATTTAATTTTATTTGCGATATTATTATAACTTAAAAGGGGGTAAAAATGAAATAAGGGAGTAAATAAAAAAGCACTTCAAACGAAGTGCAAAAACCCCTAAGGGTAGAGGAGTAGAGGTGAAATTCATGTTCTATCTATTCAAGCTGTAATAAATAATTACAAAAAGAATAAATATCGCAATGAAATCTACCATCTCACTACCTCCTTATTCAAAATATTGCGAGCCGATGAAACTCGCATAGGACAATTATAACAAAAAAGACTGGAAAAATCCAGCCCAATTTGTCATCGTTTTGTTTTATATTTTGAATAAGTTCCCTTAGGGGTTACCCCAGAGTGATTATATTATATCACAAATTATGAAAAAGTCAAAATAAAAAATAAAGGAAGAAGAAATATGAGAGATATAAGAAAAAGAGGTTGGTTTTGGGTTGAAAATGAACTTATAGACAGAACGGACTTATCATTTGAAGTAAAATCAATGTATATGATACTAGCTAGATTTGCAGATAACGAAGGGAAATGTTTTCCAAGCGTAGAAAAATTGGCTGAAATAATTGGAAAAGATAAAAGAACAGTTATCAGATATATAAAAAAACTGGAAGAAAAAGGATTAATTGAAAAGAGAAGAAGATTTAATCAAACAAATATTTATTATTTAAAAAATGCTGATTCTAATAGTGACAAAATTGATAATGACAAAAATGATAGTGACAAGGATGTCACTTCCCTAGGTGACACTGGTGTCACTTACAATAGTGACAAAAATGTAAATCTAAAAAGACCCATAGAAAAAGACCCAATTAAAAATACCCAATATAAAGAAAAATATAAAAAAGAAAAATTGAACAATATTGAGTGTTATGTAATTTCGTTGGAAAAAGATGAGAACTATAAGCAGTTACTCTTTAAATTTATAAAATATCGTAAGGAAATAAGGAAATCACTAAAAACAATAAGCCCACTAAAAGCTCTCATAAAAGAATTTCCATTATATAGCGACTTAAAAGAAGCTTTAGAAATAATGGAAACAAGGGAATGGAGAACAGCGACGGCTGAATGGGTAGAAAATTACAAAAACAGTTTAGGAGGAAATAACGATGCAAACACAGGGAATAAGAGAAACTATACAGGAAATGCTGAAAAAAAGAGGTTTGATAAGCACAATGATTATAAGCCAGACTACTCAAAAGGATTCGATGACTGGAATTAATACCGAATACGTACCAGCCAGCATATTTAAACAGCAAGAAATCCACAAATATATGAGTTTATCAAAACTAACGGAACAGGATTGGCATAAAAGATTTGAGAATGCAGAAGTTAAAACCCCTGAAGAAATTGAATATAAAAAGTCGTTTGAGAAATATTGCAAAAACTTTGAAACAATCAAACAAAAAGGGCTTGGAATATTAATGAGCGGTAATCCTGGAACTGGGAAGACTTATTATACAACCTGTATAATGAATGCCTTGAATCAAAAACACCTTGTTTATAAAACAACTTTATCCGATTTGCTGGAAGAAATCAGAAAAAGCTATAAAAGTTTTGAAAATGAAAATGATGATTTTTTGTTTGAAAGATTATCAAAAGCGGAATTAATAATTTTTGATGACCTAGGAAACGAATTTTTAAGTGACTGGGGAAAAGAAAAAATGTTTATGATTCTTAATTTTATTTATGAAAATAACAAGCCCTTGATAATAAATACGAATTTAGATGCTAAGCAATTATCAAGTTTTTTCAACATAAACGGCAGCGATAAACTATTAGACAGAATCCGCAGCAAATGTAAAACATATATTTTTAACTGGGAAAGTCGGAGAAAAGATTTGTATAAAAAAGATTTTGAGGAATTATATTAGGAGGAATAAATGCAAAAATTACAGGAAGAAAAGAAAATAATTGATGTATGCTGTGGTTCAAAAATGTTTTGGTTTGACAAAGAAAATGAAAATACAGTTTTTATGGATAACAGGGAGCTTGAGGACACGCTATGCGATGGAAGAAGTTTGAAAGTAAGTCCTGACATTGTGGCCGATTTTAGACAAATACCATTTCCGGATGAAAGTTTTTATCTAGTTGTATTTGATCCGCCACACTTAATAAGAGCAGGAGAAAACTCGTGGATAGCTAAGAAATATGGAAAATTAAATTCTGAAACTTGGAAAACCGACATAGAACAAGGATTTAATGAATGTATGAGAGTATTAAAGCCAAACGGAACATTAATTTTCAAATGGAATGAAGAGCAAATTAAGTTAAAAGATATTTTGGCCACAATAAAATACAAACCACTTTTTGGAAATAAAAGGGCTAAAACACATTGGCTTGTGTTTGCGAAATTATAAAATCAGGAGGAAATAAAACGAAAATAACACTTATCTGCCTAAGGATAGACAATAACGAGTTAAAAACAACTAACAAAGATGAATGGCTTAAATTCATAAAAAGTCGTCGTGGCAATGTAAAAAGCATAGAGCAGTTTAATTGGGAGATTCCACAGAATAAATTGCAGAAGGCTTTGGAGTACTCTTATGATGAACTTTATAAATTTAAGCTGGAAGAAGGGAGAAAAAAGGATTGATAAAGTTAGAATTATCCATAATGCCACCATCTGTAAATACATTGTGGGTAAATAAACCAAACGGGAGATACAAATCAAAAAGGGGCAAAATCTTTGAAAATTTAGCTTGTGGCGAACTTAAAAGCCAATTTAGGTATAAACCTTTGGCTAGTAGTTTAAAAATCCATATAAGGCTTTATTTCAAGGATAAGAGAAAAAGGGATATAGATAATTATAATAAAGCAATCCTGGATTCGATGACTAAAATTATTTATGAAGATGATTCGCAGATTGAAGAACTGAATGTTAAAAAAATAGTCGGCTGTGGATTTGATAAAGTGGAAATAGAAGTGGAGGAATTAGAAAATGAATGAAAAGATATATTTGATTTGTTATGAGACAATCAAGGAAAAAGGGAATATTGATATAAGTGTTAAAAGTGGAAATTTAACAGAAGCAAACTTTTTGGAATTGGTAAAAACAGCAGTAAACGAAAGAGTTAAGGAAAAATTCGTAATAACAAACATTATAAATTTAACAAAAATAAGAAAGGAATTAGAGGAATAATGGAACAATGGAACAAATTAGTAAGCTTAGTAAAAGAATTTTATGTTGCATTCGGACAGCAGGAATTTTTGGAAAAAGAAATGACTGAAGAAAGAATGGAATTAAGAAAAAAGTTATTTGACGAAGAATTGAAAGAATATGAAGTGGCAGAAAAAAATAAGGACAGAGCAGAAATGTTAGATGCAGTTTGCGACATGTGTTATATCTTAATAGGAACGTTGTTGGAAATACATAAAGGCGATGTTGAAGCTGTAAGAAATGTGATTTATTTTGGAGAGTATGATAAAAGTAAATTTATTTTTGAAAAAGTCTTTAAAAATGAGTTTAATGATATTTTTGTGAAAGCATTCGAGGAAGTCCACAGAAGCAATATGAGCAAGCTGGAAAATGGAAAAGCAATTTTCAGGGAAGATGGGAAAATACTTAAGGGGAGAAATTATTTTAGACCCAATTTAAAGCAATTTATTGAATAAAAAATAGGAGGAATATTGATGAATGAATTAATGAATGTAGAAAACAGAAACACATTGACAAGTTTAGAAGTGGCACAAATAGTAGGAAAAGAACACAAAAATATTTTAGCTGATATTAGGGATGAAATCAGTAAATTAGGAGAGGAAAGAGGTCGGCTAATTTTTCAGCCAACCACCTATATAGATAATTTTAACAGAAGCCAACCAATGTTTCTTTTGAACTATAAGGGAGTATTGCAACTTGGGGCAAGATATAATGCTGAAACAAGATTTAAACTTATTGAAAAAATTGAACAGCTTCAAAAACCAATGACAATAGAAGATATGATCATATTGCAGGCAAATGAAATGAAGAGTGTCAAGCATAGAATTGATGTCGTAGAAAATAAAGTTGATAACGAGATAAGAATAGACCATACGGAACAAAGAAAATTACAAAAAGCAGTTTCGATAAGAGTTTATCAAAGGCTGGATGTGATAGATGCTGACAGAAATTTAATGTTCCCTGCAATTTACAGAGATTTAAAGGACAGGTTTGGGGTTGCAAGCTACCGTGATATTAAGAGAAAAGACTTAACTGAAGCATTGGCATACGTACAGAACTGGATAGAAAAAGCAGAATTGAGGAATTGAGATGGATGAAAAAGAGAAAACAGTCAAAAGAATAAAAGAAAAGATATTATGCAATACAGAAATGAACAACCGTGATTTTGAGTTTGCAAAACTTAATGCCAATTTATTTAAGGGTATTAAATTTATAAAGAAAAGAAAGGCTAAGAGAAAATGTCTAAAAGAATGAGCAGGGAAAATCAGAAACTGATATATTGGTTTATAGACTGCTACGCTTATTATCTAGCTGGAATAGAAATAAACTGGAGAACGAGCAAAGAAAAGCCTAGAGTATCCGATTATTTCAAATATAAGGCTAAGGAATACTTGAAAAAGAAATATATTGTTTCAAGTGAAAAAAACGTGAAAGACTATAAACCATTTTCAAATCTTGAAAGCAAACTAAAAAACAAAATAATGTCTGTATTAGAAAGGAATTATACAAACGAAACAAAAGTAAGTGTATTAACTGATTCCTTGCTGGATTTTACAACAGAGGAAATGCAGATGTTATTGATAAAGCTGGACGGCACATTTTCTTTGGCGTTAAAGATGATAAGCAATGACGAGGCAATAAAATTTACAAACTATTTATTTGATTTCTTTATGCAAAAGGATATACCGATGTGGCAGGAAATGCACGAACTGTATAGAAGTCAGGAAAACAGGAAATGGGTATACTGGATGTTGAAAAAGAAAATATGTGTTATTACAGGAAAGCTGAATGCACAGCTGGCACACATTTCTAAAAGTGCAGGAGTATTAGGCGGTTATAAATACGACAAAGGTATAGGGAACAGTTATTTACCTTTATCAATGGAGTGGCATATAGGAGTAGATCACGGAGTTGGTGGTGGTAGAAACAAATTAACAGAAAAACTGAAAGAGTTGAATATAGAGCCTTTTGAAATAAAGACTGAGGAAGAAGTTAAGGAATTGAAGAAATTATATAAAGGGCATTTTAAAGGATTTACAGAAAAATAAAGTTCAGTCGCAGAAAGTCGATTGAATTAGAGAAAGGTTATAAAAATGGAAAAAGAAGATTTTCTAGAAAACAAAATATTTATTCTCCAAAAAAAGTTGAACGCAATCAACTACAGGATTGAAGAGAGAGAAAGAAAACACGAAATGAAGTATCCGAATTCATGTGTAATAATTGATTTCAGACTATTTGATTTATACAAAGAAAGAAAGCTTTTAGAAAACAAATTGTCGGAAGCGAAAAAACTTTTAGGACACAACCACAATAATTTGGTTTTAGTTTGGTTAAAATAAAAAAAGAAAGGGGATTGAAATGAAAAAATTATTATTAGCTACGATACTATTAATTTTAACAGGCTGTGGAACTACATATTATGAAAAATTTCAACAAGAATGCAAGCAATATAAAGTTGTTAAAAAATTAAAATCTAAAATAAGTAAAAAAATATATCTGAAATTTGAGAATGGGAGCATACATGAAGTATCGTCAATATTAAAATATGAGGATATAGAAGAAAATCACAAATTGAGGAAATGTGATTTTTAAAAATTTAGGAAAATTGGGACCATGGCAATTGAATATTTCATATTATAATGGTATAATGATTCTATTCAAAGGAGGAAAATGGAAATAGATAATAAAGTATTAGAAATTGAAAGGAAGTATGAAGAATACAAATCCGAAAGCGCTAAAAGAATAAAAGAAATAAATAATAAGTATAAACAGAGTAAAAAAACAAAACAATATCAAGAGCTTTATTCTGTATATTCAGAGATGAGAAAAAAAATTTGGAATTTTAGGAAAGAACTTAATAACATACAAACTGACGAAGAAAATACAAAGACCAAAATTAAAGAGCTAGAAACCGAACTTGTTGAGAATTATTTCAAATATTCTATTAGTTATTTAACAAAATTAAGCGACTATAACATAACTGTAATAAATCGAAATATTGATTATCATGCTCAAAAAATAAAAGAAAATGAAAAAGATATTCTTAATAAGATGGGTATATTTTTAGCAATATTTTCTGTAATCGGATTTGGAGCTTCTAGTGTTTTAACTCTTGAAAGCAATCACTTTGCAGTATGCTCAATGATTTGTGGGGTTATTTTAATAACAATGACAAGTTTGTTTTATTTGATAAATTTTAGTTACGAAGACATTTGGACAAGTATTGGAAGAATGATAATACCAATTTGTATAGGTTTTGGTTTAATAATTTTTGGAGCAAATTATACGAAAAGTCATCCGTCAGAAAATAAAACAACGAAAGATTTAGAAACTAGATTGAAAATAGTAGAAGAAAAAATAGATTACGAAAAAAGAATAAATGAGTTAGAAAATAAGACCAAATAAACTGGTCTTTTTATTTTAGAAAGGAAGTAGAATGAACGAAAAAGATATAGACAGAATAGCAGATAAAATATTAGAGAAAATAAGGAATGACAAAGAGATAAAGACTGAAAAACAGCTGACACCGTTTCAGAAGACGGAGAAGTTACTATCAGAACTCTCACTGCTGAAAGGAGCCATTGATTCTAAAAATATGCTTATAGAGGATTTGAAGAAAGAGGGCATATCAATTCAGAAAAAGGAAACAGGAGTTAATGTGCAGGCTAGTAAGGTATATTTATCCGAACTAGAAAAGGTTGAAAATAAGATAGAAAAATTAGAAGAAGAAATTGCAAGGATAGAAAATGTTGTTAATATGGTTGAAAGGGCTTTGGACACTATTAGAAATGATAAGTATTACAAGATAATTGAGATGAAGTATTTTGATGATATGACATTTGAATATATAGCTGAAAATTTGGATATAAGTGAGAGAACGGCTAAAAGGCATAAGAATTATATGATTAGGCAATTACAACTCATTATTTTTTCAGATGATGTATTAAAAAGTATATTGAATTAAAAATTGTCACTTTTTTGTCCTTGTATATAATTTTTAATATGTTATAATATGTCAAGATGTAAGAGTATGAGTTGAGTACTTGTCATTGAATCTTTGATTTTATATAAATAGTGATATGTTCGTAGTGTGGCGAGCAGGATAAATTAAAGAAGCACATTACAAGACTGATTTCTGAAAATGAAACAGTCTTTTTTTGTTGCAAATAAGGAGGTGGTAGCATTGAAATTAAATGCAAGGCAGAAGTCTTTTTGTGAGTTTTATGTAGCTAGTGGAAATGCTACTGAATCCGCAATAAAGGCTGGGTATAAAGAAAAATATGCAGGAGTAAATGCAGATAAATTACTAAAAAATACTAATATTTCTAAGTATATAAAAGAAATAACAGAAGAACATACTAATAATAGAATAGCCAAAGCCGAAGAAATACTTGAGTTCTTAACAGCAACTCTAAGAGGAGAAGTAACTGAAGAAGTTGTAGTGGGAGGATTTGGAAAATCAGCAACAGAAAAAATAAGTAAAAATGTAGATTTAAAAGATAGATTAAAAGCAGCGGAACTACTTGGTAAACGATATAGACTGTTTACAGATAAAGTTGAAGTTGAAGGGGTTGTGCCTGTTATGATTGTAGGTGAGAGTGAACTTGAAGAGTAAAAAAATAAGACTTCCCGAGTTAGTTGGGAGAGGATATAAAGATTTTTGGAACTTCAAGGGAAGGTACAAGGTCGTAAAAGGATCAAGGGCAAGTAAAAAAAGTAAGACAACGGCATTATGGATAGTCTACAATATGATGAAATATAAAAATGCGAATACTCTTGTTGTACGTAAGGTATACAGAACTTTGAAAGACAGTTGCTACTCAGATTTAAAATGGGCGATACAGAGATTTAAAGTGGACGATTATTGGGAATTTAAAGAAAGTCCACTAGAAATAACGTATAAACCTACCGGACAAAAGATTTTATTTAGAGGTTTAGATGACCCCTTAAAAATTACATCTATTTCAGTTTCAGTTGGGCAATTATGCTTTTGCTGGGTAGAGGAAGCATATGAACTGACAGATGAAACGGCGTTTAATATGCTTGATGAAAGTATAAGAGGTATTGTTGAAGAACCTTTATTCAAACAGATTATTTTGACATTCAATCCTTGGAATGAGCGACACTGGTTAAAATCTAGATTCTTTGATATAACAGCTCCAAATATTTTAGCGATTACAACTAATTATCTATGTAATGAGTGGCTGGATAAGTCTGATAAAAAACTATTTGAAGACATGAAAAAGAACAATCCTAGACGTTATCAGGTTGCTGGATTAGGTGAATGGGGAATAACTGATGGACTCGTTTATGAAAATTGGAGAGAATTGGAATTTGATTGGAGAGAAATTTTAAATAAAAGGCAAAAAGCAAAAGCAGTATTTGGGTTAGATTTTGGATACACCAATGACCCTGCTGCTTTTTTTTGTGGAATATTAGACCAGGAACAGAAAGAAATTTATGTTTTTGATGAGATATATCAAAAGAGAATGCAAAACACGGCTATTTACAGAAATATAGAAAAACTTGGTTTCAAAAAAGAAATCATAGTTGCTGACAGTGAGGAACCAAAGAGCATAGAACATTTAAGGGGTTTAGGGCTTTACAGAATTAAACCATCTAAAAAAGGTAAAGATAGCGTTAACGCGGGAATACAATTTATTCAAGATTTTAAAATTTTTATTCACCCCAGATGTGTAAATTTCTTAACAGAAATAAGTAATTACAGCTGGGACAAGGATAAATTTGGAAAAACAGTAAATAAACCGATAGATGACTTTAATCATTTAATGGATGCTATGAGATACGCACTTGAGGATTATATGAGAAATAACCGAATGACTACGATTAATAAAAACATATTGGGGGTGAGATAAGTGCAAATAACGGTATTGGAAAAAGCTCTGTGGGACTTTTTAGTTAACAGATTAGTGAGATTGCAGAAACTGGAGGATTACTACACAGGGAAACATAAAATATTAGAAAAGCAGGACAGGTTAAAAGATAAGCATGACAGCAAGCTTATACATAATTTTCCAAGCTACATAACCACAATAGCGACTGCTTATTTCATTGGAAAAAGCATAAATTACAAGCTGTTAAAGGAAAATCTAATCAACGAATATGAGATGGTTGGAAAATATTTAGCTACGGAGGAAGAACAGCAATGCAACTTTGAACATGCTGAAAACTGTTCGATTTTCGGATGTTCATACGAATTGTGGTATAAAAATATAGATAATACAATAAACTTTAAAGTTTTAGATCCACGTGATGTATTTGTCATAAGGGATAACACAATAGATAAAAACATTAAATATGCAGTCCGTTGGAGTAGAGAGAAAAACGAAGATAATGAGTATAATTATGTATTAGAGATTTACGACAACAAAACTGTAACTGTCAATACATTTACTTCTGTGATGGATTATAAAGGGATAATATTGACGCCGCAGACACAGGGAGAAACTAGATTGCATGGATTTAACAGGGTACCTTTGATTGAATTTGCTAACAACAAGCGGAAACTGGGAGACTTTGAAAAAGTAATCACATTGATTGACGGGTATAACGAGGCAGTGTCGACTTCATTAGATGACATGAAAGATTTTACAGACGCAATTCTCGTGTTGACTAATATGCAGGGAACGGATGAAGAAGATATAAAAAGTTTGAAAAATAATAAAGTAATGCTTTTGGGAGAAAACGGAGATGCTAAATGGCTGATAAAAAATGTGAATGATACATATTCCCAAAACAATAAAAACAGACTGAACCAGGATATACATAAATTTTCTTTTATCCCTGACATGCAGGACGAACAGTTTGCGGGGAATAGTTCGGGTGTAGCATTAGGGTATAAATTGTTAGCACTTGAACAGTTGTCAGCACAGAAAGAAATGTACTTTAAGAAAGCATTAAACGAAAGACTGGAATTGATTTTAAATTATTTCAATTTAAATCTCGTACCGCTGGATATACAGAAAATATTTACAAGAAATACTCCCGAAAACTTAGTTGAGCTTTCCAATGTAATAACAAATTTACAGGGTGTTGTATCACAGGAGAGTTTGATATCGCTACTACCTTTTGTTGAAGATACGGAAGCAGAATTGAAAAAGATTGAAAAAGAAAATCAAATTGAGCAACCGTTGGAATATAAAGGGTTAGTAAATGAACAGGAAAAAATAGATGGAAAACAAGAATAAAGAATATTGGGAAAAAAGGCAACTTGCACGAGAAGAGTTATCATTTAACAAAGGTACAAAAGCATATGGAGAGTATGTAAAAATACTTAATGAGAGCAAAAAAGAGATAGAAAGCAAAATAGCCCAGTTATACGCTAAATATCAGAGTGAAGTAAAAAAGTTAGGTGTTGATAAAATCCAAGCCAATACTCTGCTTCGTGGTGACGAATATAAACAATGGCGATATGATATAGGAAAATATGTAGAGGAAATTGAAAAGTTGAAAAAAACTAATCCTATTGAATTTAGGAAACTGTCAATCGAGCTTGAAACACTGGCATATAAAAGTCGTATCAGTCGACTGGATAACTTAAAAGCTGGAATTGATTACGAACTTATACAAGCAGGAGAGAAAATAAAAGGCAAAGTAACAGACACGCTGTCTGATGTTTACAAAAGCACATACACATCACTTGTTGGTGATCTAAATTTTAAAAAAGGCGTAATTAGTAACAGCGTAATAAAGAAAGCGCTGGAGAATGAATGGAGTGGAGCTAATTACTCAAGCAGGATATGGAGCAATACTGACAATTTGGCAAAAGCAATAAAAAATGAAGTAATTGTTGGACTCAATAAAGGCATCAATTATATGACCATGTCAAAAAATATAGCCAAGAAGTTTGAGACTAGCTATAGAAACGCTGAGAGATTAGTGAGAACTGAAACTAATCACATACAAAATCAAGCGACACTTGCAGGGTATAAAGATGCTGGAGTTGTTAAGTATGAGTTCTTAGCAGTGTTGGATAGTAGAACAAGCCATACTTGTGCCAGTCTTAATGGCGAGATATTTAAAACTGAAAATGCTGCGGAAGGAGAAAATTATCCGCCAATGCACCCGCATTGTAGAAGCACGACAGTACCTTATGAATATGCTGATATTGAATTTGATTCAGTCAATGAAACTTCAAAAGAAGATTTTGAAAATAATGAAAATGAAGGTATAATAAATAATAACAGTACTGTTTTTGTTAAAGGTGGTAGATACAGAAATGTAGGAAACATTAATACAACTGAGTATAAAGATAAACCACTGGAATTGTTGCGAAAATACGAGCAAAAAATTGTTAAGAAAAGCAAAGAAAATGCATTGGTAATAGCTAAAAATGGGGATATTTATATTTTGAAAGGAGATGAAACTTCAATACCGAGTCATAAGATGACTAAAATTAATTTTGAAGATGCTTTATACACTCACAATCATCCTAAAAATAGTAATCATGAATGGGGATTCAGTAATGATGATTTTAGTTCATTTACCAATTTAAAATTAAAATATTTAGCAGCGATTGATGAAAAGTACATTCATGAGTTATCAAAAGATATGTTTGAAATGAAAAATATGCTGTCAGAACTAAACAAGTCAGCAGACAAAATGACTTATGAAAGATGGATAGTAATAAATCAGTATAAAAAAGCAAAAGAAAAAGGATTAAGGTATAAGAGAAATGAAATTAACAAAAGATAATGAAGTGTATAAAAGTTTTAAGAAGTTAAAGGAAATAGAAGAAAAAGCTGATAACGCTCGGAATAGCAAAGAAAAAATATATTGGCGTGGAGAATATTTGAAAAAAGATAGAGAGTTTTTTGAACAATTAAAGCAATCTGAGTTTAAAAAAGAGAAAGCTTTGACTATTTTGAAAAAATTGGATGAATTATATTTGAGTGATAAAAAATCAAAAGAGTAGTTTAACGACTGCTCTTTTTATTTGTCGTACTGGTGGACATTAAACATCTGGATAGAAGATAGTCGACAGACTTTAAATGGGAGGATAATTATGTCAGAAAATACATTTACACAGGAACAAGTAGATGAAATGATTAAAGAAAGAATTGCAAGAGAGAGAAAAAAGTTCGAAAGTGAGAAAAAAGAATTGGAGCGAAAGCACGGTGAAACAATTGAAGATTATGAAGCTAGAATCAATAATGTTAATCTTACTGCAGAAGAGAAGTATAATAAGAGTATTGCTGAACTCCAAAAACAACTTGAGACTTCGAATACGGAGCTTGCAACATTGAAAACTAACGAGATGAAAAAGGCTGTGTTAGGGAAATACAAAATTCCTGATAGTTTTTTAGGCAGTATTACTGGAAATACTCAAGAAGAGATTGAAGATAGCGTAAAATCTTTTTCTGAGAATTTATCTAGTTATCTTAAAACACAAAGTGGCGGAACACCAAACTCTTTGAATGGTGGAAGCGAAGGAGAAAAAAATAAAAAAGATATAGGGCTTGAAGCATTCGATAAGGCTTTTAGTTCTTTTTAATTTAAAGGAGATGATAAAATATGGCAATGATTTATACTGAATTATTTGCAGACAAAATTGATGAAAGATTTACAAGTGAAGCAGTATCGCAGAAAATAGTAAATAATGATTACAGCTTTGTAGGAGCTAAAACTGTAAAAGTGACTTCAATTAATACAGTTGATAATAGAGATTATAATAGAAGTACAGGTTATGGAAATGCAGACGTCTTAGAAAATTCAGTTCAAGAAATGACTTTGACAAAAGATAGAGCTTTTAAAATGCTTTTGGATAAAATGGATGAAGATGAGACAAAAATTAAAGCTGGAGAAGTGTTGGCAAGACAATTGAGAGAAAGAGTAATTCCTGAAATTGAGAAATACAGATTTGAAACAATTCTTAAATCTTGTGATACAAAATCTCAGACAGTGACAGGACTTGCAGCTAATAACGCATACAACAAATTTTTGGAGGCACAGGAGAAATTAAATGATGCTGATGTACCTCAAAACAGAATCGCCTATGTTACACCTGAGTTTTTAACAAAATTGAAAAAAGACGACAATTTCATCAAAGCTTCGGACATCGGTCAAAATATTAAAATAAACGGATTAGTAGGAATGGTTGACGGAGTGCCGATAGTAAGAGTTACTAAAAAATGGATGGAAATTAAAACAGGGGTAGGTGGAGCTACAACTAAAAATTACGGTTGTTTGATTGGGCATAATTCGGCAACTGTCGCTCCTGTGAAATTAGCTGAATATAGAGTGGTTACGGATTCAGAAAATTATTCAGGAACTTTATTCTTGGGTAGATTTTACTACGATTGTTTTGTGTTAAATAATAAAACAAAAGGTTTGGTTGCAATTGAAGCTTAATAAAGCAAATAAAATTTTAATGAAGATTTGTGGTTAGGTCACAGTTATTAATTTAACTGTGATTTTTTATTTTGAAAAAGGTGGTAAGATTGACAGAAATAATTGATGAAATTTATGAAAAAATAAAGATTATTGCTGATGTAACACCAAATGAAGTCAAAACTAAGTTTGTTATTGAGAGTATTGTTCAAGACAGTATTAATTATATGAACCGTGAAGATTTCCCAAGAGATTTGATAACTCCTATAACGAAATATATTTTAAAATATAATTTTGATAAAAATAGAAATATAAAATCTATGAAAAGTGGAGATAGACAAATTGAATTTGTAACTGAGTTAAACGATGATGTGGAATTTAGAAAAAGTTTGAATCGTTTCAGAAAACTCGGAGTTATAAAATAAAGGAGATGTGCAATGTTTGGAGATTTTTTTGACACTGACATAATAGAAGAAGTCAGAAGGAATACAAAAGCAAAGACTGAATTTGGTTTGACAGTTCAGAGTTGGGAAGTCGTTTATGAAAACATTAAGTGCCAGTTAAGTGCTGGGATTTTAAGAGCTACTGAGACTGGAGTTATAAATGCTTCTAAAAATTCATATAAGATATTTGTTAGCAATGATGTCCAAATAAAGCAGAACGATATTTTGGTGGTAAATAAAGGTGGAATAAAATATAAATTTAAAGCTAACAAACCTATAAAGTATACTGATTTTTTGGAACATCAAGAAATATCGGTAGAGGAAGTGGAAAAAAATGAAACTTAGCGGTGACTGGGAAAAACTGGCAAAAAAATTAGAAAAGATAGCTACTGATACTCCACAAAAAGTAGAAGTGACACTTAAACAAGTTGCTGAGGAAACAATAAAAGAAGTAAAAGAAGAAACGCCAGCAGACACTGGGCAATTAAGAATGGGTTGGCACAGGAAAAATGACGGAAGTTTTAAACAGATGATTTATAACAATGTGGAGTATGTGAATCATGTCGAATATGGACACAGAGCAGTGTATTTTGGTAAAGATACTGGTAAAGTAGTACCTGGTGTGTTTATGTTAAAGAAAACAATAGAAAAATTAGAACCTGTATTTAAAGATAAAATAGGTTCAACGATAAAAGCGGAGTTTGATAAATAATGAAATTTATGGATTTTATTAAATCATTAAGTCATAAAATAGACAGTTTTACAGGCAAGGAAGTTGGAATTGATAACATAAATAATTTAGCAAAACCATCATACTTTATTCAGGTTATTGATTATAAAAAAGAGTTTTTCTCAAATTATAAAGAAAAGATATTTATTAGTGTAGATATCATGTACATTCCTGAAAATGATGAAAATAACAAAGCAGAAATATATAATGCACTCGATGAGCTGGATAACATGTTTGAAACTAAAGGGAATAAGATTTTAAAAGTCAAAGACAGGTGTCTGACTTTAAAAAATGAGCAAACAAAAATAGTAGATGGTTTAGGTCATTACATTTTCGATTTAGATTTATTTGATGTATATGGGACTGATTTGAGAAGTTTTGATAATAGCATTGAAACAATAAAAGAAATATTGAATGATGACAATACTGAATCGACAGAATATGAACTGCTGAAAAAATTAGATTTATTTGACGAAAAAGGTAATAAAGTATCGTTGTTTGACGAGAATAATGATTTAATCAGTGAAGAAGTGTTTAAAAAATTATCATTATTTGATAAAAATGGAGTTCCATTTAATTATAAGATGATGAGAAATTTAAAAATGGAATTTAGAAGATAGGAGAGTGATAAAATGGCAATAGTCGGACAAATTAATGCGAGTCCAAGCATTAGCATTGCATTTAAAACATTAGCAACGACAGCTATTCAAAGAAGTGAGAGAGGAACTGTATGCCTTATTTTGAAGGATAAAAAAGCCACTGGGAAGTGGTACACCTTTAAAACGATAGCGGATGTTGAATCTAAAAACTGGGATGCAGAGAACATAAAATATATTAATTTAGCTATGCATTACGGAGCATTTAAAGTATTAGTCAGAGTTGTGCAGAACGATGAAGGTACAGATAAAGTACTGAAAGATTTGGAAATGAGAAAATTTAACTGGCTGACTTATCCGCAAGCGTTAGAAGCAGAAGACCAAACGGTTGTAAATTGGGTAAAACAGCAATTTGGAAATACTGGTGCGATTGGTAAAACTGTAAAATATGTGTCAAGTTTTGCAAATAATACAGATCATGTAGCTATTGTAGAACTCGCAAATGGTGGAACATATAAATCTATTTACGGAGATTTTACGGCACAGGAATATACAGCAGCAATTGCAGGACTTATTGCGGGTATGCCAATAAACCGCAGTGCTGATAATCACATTATGGACGATTTGAAAGAAGTTGAAAATTATGAGCCTAAACTTGGTAAATTCAGTTTATATACTGATGAAGATGTAATTAGGGTAAATTATGGTGTTAATTCCAAAACTACTTTTGACAGCACTTGGAAAAAGGATACAAGAAAAATTAAAGTTGTTGAAGGTATGTGCTTTATCGTAGATGATATAAGGGACACATTCAAAAAATATTGGATTGGGAATTATATTAGTGATTATGATAACAAAATGAATTTCTGTTCAAATATAACGAAAGTATACTTTAAAGAAATGTCGCCAAATGTATTGAATGGAGATTACGACAATAAAGTAGAAATTGATATTGAAGCACAGAAAAAAGCAATAATTACAGATGGATTGAAAACAGATGGTATGACGGATTTAGAAATTTTACAGTATCCTACTGGTGATGAAGTTTATTTAACTGGCGACGTAAGGTTTGTAGACACTATGGCTTCGCTTAGCTTAATAATGACGATGTAATGAAAAGGAGTTGATAAAATGTCGGAAAATATAAGAGGAAACAGAACAATATCAGGAGCTTATGGAGAACTATGGCTTGATAATGAAAAAGTAGCAGAATTAAAATCTGTAGAAGCTAAAATTACAACGGAAAGAAAGGAGGTGCAGTTAGGGATTTCTGTTGACAGCAAAATAACAGGGTTGAAAGGTGAAGGAACAATTACGGTATTTAAAGTTTATACTCGTGGAAAAAGAATACTTGAAAATTGGATAAAAGGAAAAGATGTAAGGAGCAGAATAGTAACATCAATTAAAGATCCGGATAGTTTGAAAGGGCAAGAAGAGAGAGTGTCGATTGATAATGTTTGGTTTGATTCAATTGAATTAGCAAAATTCTCAAGAGGAGAAATCATTGAAGAAGAAATACCCTTTGGATTTACCCCTAGTGATGTTAAATATGAAAATGTAATAAAATAAGAAAAGGCAGGTATGGAATGAATATAACAGTAGAAATGTTGCTTGAAAACAGTAAAAAAATAGAAAAAAAAGAAACTGTAAAGGTTAAAATTGAAGAATTGAATGGAGCTGTTTTAGAATTAGAAGTGTTGAACAGAATGGAAATATTGGATATTTTATCCAGTAACAGTACAGACAAAGATAGTGAATTAATTTATACTTCAGGAAAAATATTCAAAGATGAAAAATTAATCACTCAATTGGGTTGTCAAATGAATCCGATTGAAGTTGTGCCAAAAGTACTAAGCCAATCCACTATAGTAAATATTTCCGAATTACTTATGAAAAAGGCTGGATGGAATGAAAAATTTACTGTTGAAGAGGTGGTTGAAGAAATAAAAAACTAATCAAGGGCGACTGGAAAGCAAAAACAGTCGCTCACTATTTAAATTGCGGACACAGTCTGCAAAGCTTAAGGGAATTAAGTAATTCAGATTTATTGTTTATGTTTTTTATGATTGGAGGTGGATTAGAAAATGAGTGAATATAAATTGAGTGCTTTACTTGAATTGAAAGATAAGTTTACTGATGTAGCGAAAAAGGCTGGAAGCTCATTAGGAACATTAAAAGATAAAGTTGGTGGTGTAGCTGGCAAAATAAAAAACGAATTTAACGGAGTAAAAGGAGCATTGGCAACTGTTGGAGTTGGTATTGGAGCGAGCGCAGCAGTCAGTGTATTAAAATCTTCTGTTGAAGCCTACGCAAATTTGGAAGACCAGGTCAGAAGAAATAAGGCTATCATGGGAGCTACAGCACAGCAAGAAAAACAACTTATGCAACAGACAAGAGATTTGGGTAGGTCAACTAAATTTACAGCCCAAGAAGTAGCTGAAGCACAAATGTACCAAGCAATGGCAGGGATGAAAACAAACGAAGTGTTAGAAATGACACCAAAACTTTTAAAAATGTCAATTGCAGCTGGAAGTGATTTTGCTCAAACGTCTGATATAGTTACGGATAATTTAACAGCTTTTGGTATGTCGTTAAAAGATTCTGACAGACTTATGGATGTAATGGTTGCAACAAGTAATAATGCAAATACCAATGTACAAATGCTAGGAGAAGCATATAAATATGTTGCGGCAACTTCAAGAAATTTTGAGAGCTTTGAAAATGTAAATATCTTGTTAGGAGTACTTGCAGATAACGGAATTAAGTCTGGTCAAGCTGGGCGTAATTTAGCGGAGATTTATAGAAGATTGGCTAATCCATCAAAACAAGTAGGAAACGCTTTAAAAGATTTAAATATTCAACTCTATGACCAACAAGGACGCTTTAAAGGGTTAAAAGCATTATCCGATGATTTAAAAATCGCAACAGCTAACCTTAGTCAGGAAGAAAGAAACAGATATTTGACAATGATTGCTGGTGGAGAAGGTATGAAAATATTAGCGTCTATTATGGGAACAACAGAAGAAAATTATAATAAAGTCGCTGATGCCGTAAGAAATTCTAGCGGGGCAACGAATAAATTTGCCGATGAAATGAGCAACACAACAGCAAACAAGATAGCACAGTTCAAATCTGCCTTAGATGATTTGAAAATATCGATAGGTGAAGCTTTTGCTCCAATAGCAACAAAATGGATGGAAGACTTCATGAAAAAAATTGAAGAGTGGCAAAAAACGGGAGCATTAGATCCTGATAGATTAAAAGGAACAGCTGAAGGACTAGTTAAAGCTGCAGAAGTAGGAATGCGTGGTATTGCAGGAGTAAAAGGTGCAACATGGGGGGCTCAATTAGGTACAGCAATTGGAGGTCCGATAGGAACAGCAGTAGGTGCTGCAATTGGTGGGGCTATAGGATATTTCTCGCCTGAAGTAGTAAAAGGAATACTAAACTTTCAAACAGATCCTATAAAACAACAAGCATTTAATAAAGCACGAGGTGGCGGCGGATATGCTAGAGCAGCGTACGAAGAAGAAAAATTAAGACGAGAGGCTATGCAAAAAGAATATGATAGACGTTCCGCGGAAGCTTTGCAAAAAGTCACGCTTGATATAAACGCCCTCAAAGTAGGATTAGGAATGGGTCAGCAAAATGTAGCACTTACTCAGCAGGACAGAACTGCACAATTAACAAGTGCGATTTCACAACTGGTGTCTAAGCAACAAAACAGTAATCCGTTACAACCGCTTGACACTACAGCTATAACAAATGCTCTTAATGTTGGATTGAGTCCTCTAAATAATTTACCAGGTCTTTTGAATAATAATTTGTCTACAATGCAACAATCTCCAATACCTCAACCTGTGTCGATAGAACAAATTATAAATCATCAAGCTAATGCTCAAATAGCGGCACAATTGTCGAATATAACAATAAATGATACAGCAAAAATTGAGAGCATAGCTAAACAGGTAGCACAGAATGTTAGTCAAAGTACATATAACACTATGATGACAAATTTACAAGCTCAAATTCAAGCATCACGATAATTCGAAAGGAGGTTTGATATGAGGTCAATATTTATGTTGCTGCAAGATACAGAGCCTTTTATTTTTGTAATACCGCCGTCAGATTTCAAGATTACGAGCAGTCAAAATAGTGAAGTCGTAAAAATATTAGATGTTGGAGAAGTAGCGTTAATAGGAGAAAAAAACATAAAAAAAGTTAAATTTTCTACTTTTTTACCCGCTAAAAAATCTAAATTTTTTAACCTTTTGCTTAATCCACATTCGCCAATGAGCGGTATAAAAAAATTGGAAAAATATAAAGATAATAAAGAAGTTCTAACTTTAACAAGTGCTAACTATAGTATTTATTTTAAATGTTATATTGAGCAGTTAGAATACGAGATAGTGGAGAGAACAGGGGATATTGATATTTCAATTGATTTAATAGAAGTTAGGAAACAGACAAGGTTAATTGATGATGTTAATAATCTTTATGAACGGTATACTGGAAAAACTTCACCAATTAAAGAGTATCAATTGGAAGAAAGGTTTGAAGATTTAAAGAGCGGATTAAAAAATAAAATAAAAGAAAAAATTGATAGCTTGATTAAAGTTTAAAAAGGAAGTTCGGAAATGTTAAAGATTGTTGTTAATAATAAGGAACATATAAAAAAATTTGAGCGGATTGTTTGGAAAGGTGGAATAAACGGAACATCACGAACATTAGAAGTAAAATATTTAGATGATGTTCAAATTGCTAATTTAGGAGACAAAGTTGAGTTTTATGTCGATGATGACAAATTATTTATTGGTAAAGTTTTTTCTGTTGAAGTTGTTGGAGATAGTAAAATTAGAACTTTTAGATGTTTTGATAATTCCATATATCTTAACAAAAACTATTTCGTGAAAAATTTTAATAAGAAAAAACCATCTCAAATATTGAAAGAGATTTGTGGAGAATTAAAATTGGAAGTCGGTAACATACCTGAAGACAAAGTAGATTGCACTTATCCTGCGGTTAATAAGAGTGGATATCAAATAATTTTGAACGCCTATACTATTCAACATAGGAAAGATAAAAAAATATATTCTATTGTTAGTAATGACGGAAAAATAGAAGTCGTGGAACAAGGGAGTTTGGCAGATGTTATGTTAAACTCTGAGCAGGATATAAAAAAATCTAAGTATGGTGAAGATATTGAACAAATGGTGAATCAAATTGTTATTTATAAAACTGAAAAAGAAAAACAACAAATAGTAGATAAAGTAGAAAATAAAGAAGATAAAGAAAAATACGGATTATTTCAAAAAGTAATGCAGTATGACAAAGACAGGGATAATATCAGCAATGCTAAAGAAATGTTGAAAAGTGTTGAAAAAACAGGAAATATAAGCTGTCTTGGTAACGTTTTGATACAAAGCGGATATTCAATAGGAATACATGAACCTCATACTAACCTTGTTGGTAGTTTTTTAGTGAAAAATGATACACATATTTGGGAAAACGATACGTATAATTGCGATGTGGAATTAACTTTTGAAAATGTGATGGACAAATCCGAATTCGAAGAAAAACCAAAATCAAAAAAATCGAAAAATAAAAAGAGTAAGAAAAGTAAGAAAAACAAGAAAAGCAAGAAGGATAATAAGAGCGAGAAAAATAAGGGAACTAAGGAAAATAGGAAAAAGGTAGGTGCTAAATAATGAGTATATTTGAAATACTTAACGATATGATTGATAACGGAGTGCAACAGCAATCCAACAATTTTATAAGAGCTAGTGTCATTAATCCACCACCTGAATTGAAGATAAAATTTGATAATGTGGAAATACCTTCAGAACAGATTTATTGTTCTAATTTTTTATTACCACATTATCACAGAACTTATAAAATAGACGGTGTTATTGATGAAATAACAATAGATACTACAACTCAAACAGCAATAGGAAACGGTCCTGCTTCACATACTCACGACCACTCGACAATTAAAGGTTCTGGAACTTACAAAAGCAGCAAGGATATATGGTTTGAAGATACTTTAAAAGTTGGGGATGAAGTTCTAGTTTTGGTGTTGGGGATAAACTATGTAGTGGTTAGTAAAATAGTTAAAATGCCAAGTGGTGCAATTGAAGGAGTGTAAATATGGATTTTGAAGAATTGTTTTTGAATCAAAGCGTAGAAAAAGAAGAATTTCCCATATTTAGAGAATATGCGATTGACTTTGATACATTGGAACCGTTAAAAAACGGCAATAACCTTATTGAACTGACAAAAATTGAGGCACTTAAAGTATGGATATTTAAAGCGCTTAAGACAAAGAGAAATTTTTATGAAATACACTCTGATAGTTACGGAAATAACTTAGATACTCATATTGGCACAATCTATCAGGAAAATATAAAAAACGCTTTGATTATTTCGGAAATTAAAGATTGCTTATTGGTTAACCCATATATTTTGGACTGCTATAATTTTGAATTAAACTACAATAACGACAATAACCATTTAAAAGTTTCTTTTAATATTTCTACTGTCTATGGAGAAAGCGAGGTGCTATACAATGAATAAAGTAGAAGCAAGGAATAATTTTTTGTCTAATTTGGAAAATAATTTTTCTAAAATAGAAGGAACATTTAATTTTGACATTGCGAGTGCTTACGGAATACAAGCTGAAGCAATATATAAATTATTAGAATACTGGGTTAATCAAACTTTTATCGATACAGCAACAGAGGATGAGTTTATAGATTATCACGCAATGCTTTTCGGTGTAACTAGAAAGCAAGGAACTAAAGCAAGAGGGGAAATACTAATAACTGGAAAAGCTGACACTACAATCTCTGCTGGAACGATAGTATTGAAAACAGATAGCACAAAGTATAAATTGCTTTATGATACAACTATAGCGTTCAATGGCAAGGCGATCGCCGAAGTAGAATGTTTACAAATTGGGGAAATTGGAAATTGTGCTATTGGAGAGATAGTAAATTTTGAAATATCTAATGCTGATATTTTCACAGTGACTAATGAAAAAGCTTTCACAAACGGTTATGAAAAAGAACCTAATGAGAGTTTAATATCCAGGGCAAAAGAAAGAATATTAAAACCAGCACATAGTGGTAATATCTATGACTATGAAAAATGGGCGAAAGAAATAGACGGAGTTGGCAAGGTATTGATAGAGCCGCTATGGAATGGGAATGGAACAGTAAGAGTCAGAATTTCAAATTATAACAATACTCTAGCTGATAATGATTTAATACAAAAGGTGAAAAAAAGAATAGAACAAATTGACGGTAGACCAATTGGAGCCGATGTTACAGTGACAAGTTTTGACGGTAAGAATATTGCTATATCCGTAGGCGTTATTTTAAGTCCAGGAATAAAGTTAAATTCTATATCAGATCAGATTAGTTCAAAAATAAAGCAGATGATAAAAGACAACTCTGCATTATACACTTTAAATAGTAAGGAAATTTTATCAATTAACAGAGTTGAAAAAATAGTTTTATCTATTAATGGTGTCGAAGACTGCAAAGTTACGATAAATAATGATAGCAAGAATATAACTGTAGACAGTAACGAAATATTAATAGTGACTGGAGTTGTTGTCAATGAACAGTAGAATAAAAGTAATCTCTAAAGTTGCTAGAAATAATTTACAGGTTGATTTAATAAAAAGTTTAACGATAGAAGCTGAAAAGATAAAAAATAATATCGGAAAATACAGAGAGTTTATTTTTTTAAATTTTTTTAATGAGGAACAAATCCTGAAATATGAGAAATTTATGAGCTTGGAAGCAGATTTAGGATTGAGTTTGCAGGACAGGCGGGAGAGAATTTTATTCCGTTTATTATCAAAGCGAATATTTTCCGTGGACAACTTAAAAGATCAGGCTAGAATATTTACGAACGGAGAAATTGAAGTAACAGAAGTGATTGACAAATATTACTTTATCATAAAATTTACAAGTATTTATGGGATACCACCTAATTTAAATAATTTTATTAATTTTATAGAGTTAAATAAGCCAGCCCATTTAGGGTATAAAATAGTTTACAGTTATATGACTTGGGATGAATTTGACAGATATAATAAGACATGGGACGCTTGGGACGGTTTAAATTTAAATTGGAATGATAGAGAAAAATATAAGGAGTAGGAGGCAAAAATGCCAGCACAGAAAAAAACAACTTTAGGACTTAATCAATGGATAGGGAGTGAATATCCGAAACGAATTGATTTTGTTGAAGACAATAAAATAATAGATGATGAATTACTTAAAAGGGTAGAGTATACAGACGTAGCGACAGAAGAGAAAAAAGGCATAGCTCAGATACATTCGCTAGATACTGTTGAAAACCAGTCAAATGAATTGCAAAATATAATTGCGAATAATTTGCAGTCACAGGTTTCAGACTTCATAAAAAAACTTAATCACGATGAGATATTAACAGTAAAATCACTAGTAAAATATTTGAGCAAGCTGCTGAAACCAGCAACAGAAAATAAGTTTGGGCTAATTGATTTCCAAACAATCAAACAAATATCACCAAAACCCGACCTGTCCCCATATATGCGTTGGGACAAGGGATACAGAAACGGAAATAATTCAGATTACATAATAAGAGCCAATGCTTCGGATTCATGGGTTCCAAATCATTTAAACATGTACGACGCAAACGGAACTTTCACAGGATCTTTTCATACAAACGGAATACGGGCGTATTATAAAGTTCCAAATCGTGCAGGCGGCGGATGGTGTGAAATTATGGATAATCACGACATGGCAGTGAGAGATACACGTATGAATAACATGGATAGTGATAGGGCTAATATCCGAAATTTAGCCCAAGATGCATGGAACAAAGGACACGATGCTCAAATGAACCGGATTCTTACAATGAGACTTGCTGGATATTACCAAGGCTCACCAGGGAGCTTGGAAGCAAGAGAAAGAGCAGGATATGTTGTTACAGGGTTAATTGGGAATGCTCCAACAGGACAGCTTGGACAAATTCACACTGTTCAAATGAGAGCGTTGCAATTTCAATATGGAAACGGAACATGGTTCAATACGCCACACGTATAATAATAGTAGGAGGAGGAAGTTATGAAATTTGAAGTAGCTAAAACAGAAATAAAAAAACTTGAAAACGGAATGGAATACATAGCCATTTACGATAAAGATAACAAGGACTGGTATGAGGAACTGAAGAAGTTTCAAAAAGACACATTAAAAGTGATGTACAATAAAGAAACTTTACAGGTATCAAGTAAAAGTAAAGATGCCAGCTTTTTAGCCCCGACAGGAGTTGGAGATGTGATTGAAGAAATCGAAAGCGAAGATACAGGGATAAATCCAAATCAATATTTTGTTGGTGGGAAACTTATTGAGTTACAGAACTATGAAATAATAAAGGACGGTAAAATTGTATTCAATAAAGATTTCAGGATAGATGAAATCAAAAAAGAACTCTATGATCTAAGACTTGAATACGATGTTGCCCCATTTGAATTTGAAGTAGGTGGCGTGAAATACTTGCAGAATAATAGAAGTATAGACCAGTCAAATCTGACAAGGATTGTTGTCATGTGTCAGGCAACGAAAAAGACAGAATTTGAAAACTGGAAATTTTACACAAAAGACGGCAGTGAGAAGTACGTGAATCTGACGTTGCAGGACATGATGAAAATGGCGAATATAATGCAGGAACATACAACTAAAGCTATGGCAACCGAAACTCTATTGACGCATAATTTAGAGAATTTAACTGATGATGAGTTAAAAGAATACGATGCCAAAGATAGATATGAAAAAGCACACAAAAATATGTAAGGAGGTATTTTATGAAACTCGAAAAAGATAAACTGTATATTTGTTTTCATAAGCCCAAGAGATTAATAGGGCATTTGATAGCATTGTGGACACTTGGAAAATACTCTCATTGTGAATTTATTTACAATAATCAAGTATTTCTATCTAATCCTGGAGGGGTTAGGACAAGGAAATTTGAATATCAAAAAAATATGGAAATTTATGAGCTTGATAAAAATATTGATCCTAAAGATGTGATTGATTTTTTTAAGACAGCACAAGGCAAAGGGTATGACTATTTGGGAATTTTAGGGCAATTCTTCTATGCTGGAAAGGTGCAGGACGATAACAGGTATTTCTGTAGCGAATTTTGCTTAAACGCAATCGATTACGCTTTACAGTTTACATTGACATATAAACTGAAATCGCTAAAGGATAGGATTGGCTATCAGTTTAGTCCAGTCAAATTATACAAATTTCTAAGAGATATGGAACTAATTAAAGAAAAGGAAGTGATCTAATATGGACAGATTTGAAAAGATTTTCAACTTTATGTTGGCTGTCGAGGGTGGTTATACCAACGACAAGAATGATAAGGGCGGAGAAACAACTTGGGGAATTACAAAAGAGGAAGCAAGAAAGAATGGTTATCGTGGCTCTATGAAAGATTTAACGAAAGAGTTTGCCAAAAAAATATTGGAAAAAGACTATTACCTGAAAAATCGTTTGAATGAAGTAAAAAATGAAAAGGTTGCATTGTCAATATGCGACTGGAGTTTTAACTCAGGAAAATGGGCAACTAAAAAGGCACAGGTAACGTTAAACAAATATTTTGGTTATGATTTAGTTGTGGACGGTATTTTTGGAAGCAAGACTATAAAAGCCTTGAATGAAGTAGAAGAACAAGGAAAGTCAGAAGAATTTTTGAAAGAATATCACGACATACAGAGAAAATTTTATCATTCTATAGTCGAATATAATCCAACTCAGAAAGATTTTTTGACTGGGTGGTTGAATCGTGTTGACAGAAAAGAAAAATATTTAAAGGAGATGGTATAAGTGAAAGTAATACTGAATGTAGGACATGGCGGAGTAAAAAAAGATCCAGGGGCTTGCGGAAATGGATTTGAGGAACACGCTTGGAATAAGGATTTTGTAAATAACTATATTGTACCCGAGTGCAAAGAACAAGGTATAGATTGTGTTGTAGTGTATCAGGATTATTATTCTAAGTTGCCAGATAAGATTAATAACTTGGCGAGTAAAGGCGACATAACATTATCTTTTCATCTTAATGCTGCAGATAAAACAGCAACAGGTGTTGAAATGTTATATTGGCATAGCTCAAAGAAAAGTAAGGAATTGGCAGAACACATGCAAAGGGCTAATGTCGAAGCAACACATTTGAAAGATAGAAAAATCTTGCCACGCGATTATTCGGATAGGGGTGCAACTCTTTTGAGAAAAACTTCAACGCCTTGTGTTATAGTTGAAAGTGGTTTCATAACAAATTCAGAAGACATGAAAGTGTTAGAAGCAACAAAAAAAGAACTTGCAAAATATTATGTGGAAGCAGTAAAGAATTATTGGAAGAATAATTAAAAATGGCTTGGATACAAGCTATATTTGAACGTTAAAAATAATTTTGGTATAAATGGTTGGCTAGCAGTCTAAAATTGATTGTAAGGCTTGCTAGATGGCTTAAAATTGATTTTATAAATTTTAGGAGGAAAAACAATGGATTTTAATAAATTTCAAGATATTTGCAAAGAAGAAGTGACAAAATATTTTAATAGCAGAAGCGATAAAACAGATAAATTTGAATTAAAAAAGGAAGATGTATTTGTGGTATGGTACTGTAAAACATTACAGAATGCAAAAGCGCTATTGAGTACAACTATTTCAGATGGAATGTATTATGAACTTACATACAACGGAGATAAAGATGAGATGTACTTAGATGCGTACAAGAAATGGGAAAACAAGAAAATAATTTTTTAGGAGATGATAAAAATGGATAAATTAGCAGCAAAAATATATTTAACAGGTAAAATTTTAGAATTAGGAAAGACTTTAATTTACAAAACAGAGATAGTTGCAAAAGGAAAAGCTGGAGCAGAAAAATTTAATCAAGTCTACGAAGGTTTTTGGGATAAATTGGAAGAGTTGTTGGAAAAAGAAAAAACAATTGACAGAAAATGGATTCCTAATTTTGCTGAAGAAGTTGGAGAAGAAGTACTATCAGAAGTCTTAAAGGAAGCGAGAAAGACGTTTGATTTAAAAGTTATATTACAGCAAATTTTCGATGTAGAAAAAGCAGGAAACAAAAATATACTATAGGAGCATAACCAATGATAGAGGATTTAAAAGTAATAATAGACAATCACGGACTTTTCCTGATATTGTTTTTCAGTGGGGTATTATTTGGAGTAGTAGCACAAAAAATGATCGATAATCAACCTGTAAAACCATATATAAAAAGAATAGCTGTTGCTGGAATGACAATGGCTATCGCACTATCCCTTAATAAGGTTGTAGGGCATTTCAATGCGGGTTTTCTGTACCCCTGGAGTCCTGTGCTGGGGTTTTTCGGGGAAGCTCTACTAGAAACAGTAAACCAGAAAAGATACGGAATCAGCAAAGGGTTTTTGGAACTTCTGCTGGAAAAGCTCGGATTTGTAAAGAAGAGAGATGATAAAGATGAAGATGTATCACAGAAGTAGGAAGTTCGCGATTGTAATGTTTGCGCTGATATTTTTAAATTCAGCAATTACATTGGAATTAAGAGGATACCAAAGAAGACAGAATTTAAACCTGCTACGGAGCAAGCTGAAGAACGAAAGCAACAAAGAAATATTTGACTCCATAGAAGAAAGGTCGAAGACGGAAGATTTAATACTCCTGATAGGCACAAACTTCATCGCTTTAATGATAACTGTCGGATTTGACAGGTTCGGAGTGTTCGAGGAAAGCGATGAAACCATAAAGGAAAATAAGAAAAAACTTGTGAAAATTTTTTTGTAA